AACCAGATCAAATGCGCTATTTTGCTTCATCCATCTCAAAGTTTTACCAATAAAGTAACTTTCTGTATTTTTTGGAGTCTTATCAATACAACAAAGTCTTTTCAATTCTACGACTTTACTTTCCTCTTTTGCATATTTTTTCCAAGTATTAGCCATTGCGAGAGATCCATAAATCATTGCTCCTATCAAATTTTTTTCATAAAACAAACCAAAAATTTGGGAAATAGTCAATCCATTCACATTTTTTGAATAGTGCCACTTTTCAATAAAGTCTCTGGTTACTCGCAGATTTGATGGTTTAACAATAAAATCTTTAACATTAGCTGTAGTATAATCTAAATCATCAGTTCCAAAAAGTAATTCAAGTAAATTTTGGTTTTGGGTATTCATTGCATTCAAAATTTAAAACTCGCTTAGCAATTTTCTTTCCATTTTTATTCAAAGGAATCCAGTACATATATTTGCCTTTATCTACATGAGATCCCCATTCAATTGTTTTGGTAACTGGTTTCTCTCCAGCAAATTTTAGCACTCCAGGATCTTCTATTACTTCATCAAACATTTCTCCCAATTTATCTCTTCTATATGTACCATAGCGAGAAGATACTGATCTTTTGGGAACAAACTTTCCATCAATTATTAAACCATCTTCTTTTGGTTTTCTGTATGTATGGAAATTCCAAGAACATGCCTGATAAATTCCGCCATGATGATCTTGTGTAGCATCCGCATATGAAATCGCAATATCAAATCTACCTGTTTGTTTTATTGCTTTCACCGTGCGAGAAACAAGCCAACTCAATGGAACTCGGATTTCTTCTTTTCTACATAATCTTACCAATTCAATCAAATCAACTTTTTTCAGAGCCCATGTATTATTATTAGATTGTGAAAACATACAACAAGCAACTAATTCTCCTTTGTCGCCATATAGTCCGCCCTCTAGATGAAGACTACCAACTAGAGTTGGATTTTCATGACATCTTCCAGAATAGTGATACTTTAAAACCAACTCTCTCGCTGCTAGTCTTTCTCCAATATAAAAGTAAAATTTGTTTCCTTCATACTCTAAACAATCTGTCATTATTCTTTCCAAATATAATGTGGAACTGCTCCATCACTATCATAAACGTTCGGATGATCGAGTAAAGATCTCCTATATGGAGACAAGGATTTCCCATAGGGTCTATCATTCTGAATCCATTCTGTTAATTTTTCTTTAGACACTTGTTTACTATTTTTCAAATGTGCCATCATCTCTTTAAATCTTTCTGACCTATCAGTGATCCGCTTTTCTTTTGAAACTACTTCATCAAAATAATTCAACATATCTTGCATTTCATTTTCATATACCAAATTATCTCTAAGACATTTTAAATTAATACCTGCCATATTATTTCTATGAACCAAATCATTTAAATACAAATTAAGTAATTTAATCGCATCATCATTGGTTTTAAAAAAATCTGCCGTAGGATTCAACTCTTTGTAATACAAAGCATCATACATGATATAAGGTGTGCCATTCATAATACCATCGGTAGTAGCAACTGACCATCCACCATATTGCTGTTTTGGTGAATATCCTACTCGACATTTTCTCAATTCTCTATAATACCCTAATTTATCAAATTTGTCAACATATACATAAGGTCTATTTGGTGATTCTAAAAGTGGAATCCATACCTTGAAATCTTGTCGCTGTTTCCACAATTCATCCACAATCTTCATAAAATTGTCAAAATCTTTATATGTGGCTGGCCGATGATTAAAAGAAATTGTCTTTTCGGTCTTTTTTTCTATCCCGGCGACATCAATCACATCACTTCTTCTAATACCAGGATGTTGTACTGTTAAAATTTCATCTAATCTCTCACAATTTCTCTTGCTCAATATAGTTTTTGCTTCTTCTAATACCAATTCTTTCTGTGCTTGAGTATTCAAATAACAGCGTTTCATTTCTAATATCCCAATTAAATTATAATTGAGAGCGTGCATAGAAGAAACAACTACATCTTTAATGTCAAACCAGTGACAATATCCAACAATCGGGGGATTATGTGAACTGGTGTTATACAAAACATTTTTAATGTTCAGAGTGTGCTCTGGAAGGTGTGAAAAAATTAAATCAAAATCCCACTTCCTGTGTCGAATTATATCAAAGTCTTTTACATTAAAATGCATCCTCATATTTTGAGGATAACTCGGAAAACGTATAATAAACTGATGAGTATTTTCAATCTCAGAAAACATCATCATATGCTTTGGCATTATCAAATAGAAAAACAAATCATTTCTAATTTTATTCAATTCAGTGATCATAGAATAAATCACCTGAATGTAACTATCTTTTTCTAAGTCTTTTGCATATGTAATGTTAGGATAAACTAAAATTCTTAATGTTTTCTGCGGTTTATAATCTCTATAAAATATTTCTAATGACATATTATCTTATAATATCAATAGTATCTATTGTTTGTGGAGTCCAAAATTCAAGTTCTTTGCGAAGCCTACCATCTGCTTTGAGATTTTCAAATCTCTTCTGAGCCTTCTTTTTCCAATACTTAATTACATTCTCAAATGTAAATTTATCGTAATTTTCTCCCTTTATCAAAGTTTTGGTATTTCCCAATATATAATCAACAGAATTAGTATAGCCAAAATCTGAAGTATAATACCGCTTTTGTGTGGTAATCGCCATCTTTTCTTTCACCACTTTACTTAAATGATTAAATTTATCCAGATCATAGGTTTTCAAATTTTCTTTGAGAATTGAAAGCATCTTGCTCTGCGTTCTCATTTTTCTACTAGTGGGAATTTCTTGTGTATCAGGAACCAACTGTTTACCATCATTGTATTTGTCTTGAATATCGTCTCTTAATTTTTTATATTTGTCATCCGACAAATTCATCATCAATTTACTTTCAGTATCGCCCCTATAGCGAATCAGGGGTTTTAGTCCATCATACTGACTACTTCCTTTAATTGATCCATAAAGAGAAGTAGTTTCAAAAAACACTATATCTGCATTATACTTGTCGTCCCATGCTTCTCTGACCTCGTGGCAAACACAAATCAATGCAGCCAGTTTCCCACCAAGGCAATTAAATCCAAAAGGTTGTGCTGGAACAATATTAAATCCATTAAGACAATGCTGGTTCAAAATTTTAAGATCTACTTTTTTAACATTGAAATATTCATGCCTAGGCCTCATACTAATTACTGGAGATCCTAATTTAATAAAAGCAACAAACTTGCCGGAATTCTTTTCTCTAATAGCAAGTCTTGTAGATCTTCCAGGAGAATTATCAGCATTAAAAGACGCCGTTAACTCAAGTAATTGAGTATAATGACTTGCTGTAATTTCTTTTGTGGATGGTTTTTTCGGAACGACTTCAACAATTTCAAAGTCCATGTCATTTGGTTCCATAGAAAAATCATCAAACAAATCTTTCTGAGGACCATTAACAGACAATTCACCAGTTGACAAGTCAAAGGTTTTCTCCAACCAATCGTCGGTATAACCCATATCAACAAGTCTCTGTCTTTTCTTCGAGCGATAATAATTGACAATATCGCCCCCAAGAAAAGTTTCAAAGAAGTCTATGTATTCATTATAATACTTAAATGCATCTTCTTTGGATATTTGCATACTTTCCTACGTCGCTAAAAAACTGCTCCATTAAATTCACATTCACACATAATTTCAGTTAAACAAGCAACCAAATTAATTTCTTGATCTGCGACAAAAGCAGCTTTATACTGGTATTCAGCAAGAATTAATACCGCTTGTGGAATTGCTGTTGGACTCAAATAGTCATATAAAGTATCATAAATCTTGCGAAAAATTCTAACAGGATCATTATCTAAATTCTGAACTGACCATCTACGTACTTCAGTAAATTTCTTCTGTTTCAAAAATCCCATCAAGTCAGACATATTAATTTCTGACATAACTGAAAGAATGCCAGAATCAATTTTTCCAGAAGAAGAATATTTCTGAAGTTCATTAAGTACTCTCCGGAAATCTGGAAAATGTTTCATGATCAATTCAGCAATTACTTTTTCTTCAGATTCAACTTTTTCATCTGAAAGAATTTTCTTACATCTATCTAAAAACTGAACTGCTAACTTTTCTCTTTGTTCTTTTGGAATTACAAATTCTACTACAGAACAGCGAGAATGGATAGGATCAATGATCCGATTACGAAAATTACAAGTAAAGATAAAACTAACATTGCCGCTAAATTTTTCAATGAACCCCCTTAATGCTGGCTGTACTGAATCTGGATTCATGTAGTCGGCCTCATCCATAATAACAACCTTGCGGTTTCCACTCATTGAGACCGAACTACAATATTGTGTAAGTGTAGTTCTTACAGTATCTATATTGCGCCCCTCATCGGAACCATTAACCATAAGATAATCAACACCAATTTCATCACAAAGAGCCCGAGCAATGGTAGTTTTACCGGTTCCAGGACCCCCTGTAAGAATCATATTTGGAATTTTATTGTCTTTTACATAATTGGAAAAGGTATCTTTTAATTCAGGAGAAAGAATACAATCCGCCACTTTCTTTGGGCGATATTTTTCAACCCATAGAAATTGCTCTTTATCTATCATATTAACCTTCGTAATTTGAAGATGCTTCAGTAGCAATCCAATATTCTAGATTGGAATTTGCATTTTTAAAATGTGAAATTCCCTTGCTGGAAACTACCACATCATAATCACCACTCATCATTTTCATGTTTTCAATTTTGAAAACCATTTTAAATGTCTTGTCTGTTTCACCAACCACAACATCAAATTCATCACAAGAATCATTATTCATATCAGTTGCTACTAGGCGAATCTTTTCTTTATCTCCAGAAAATACCAGTTCTGGAAGAGACAACACTTGTGCTGCTCTTATGACAGAATCAAGATTGGTTTTAGATAGTTTAAAATTTATATCTTCAGACGGAAGTTCTATCTCTTTTTCAGGTGGGGCTACAATCATAGAAGGATCTGCAAGAACATAATTTAATCTATTCCCATTAGATTGAATTATAAGTTTTGTTTCTTCCACTTCTATTTCTGGTTTATCAAAAAGAGAAATAGCTCCCAAAAATTTATTCATATCATAGATAGCAAAATCTTGAGGAAAATGTTCCTCAACTTCTGTCTTAGCAAGAATATTCTTTTGAGGAGAAATTGTCTTGAGGACATTTCCCGTAGTGAATTGTAGGTTTGTATTTATTGCTGAAAAGTTTTTCAGCAAAACAATTGTATTATCCGTGAATTTCATATATCTCCTTGTATTTGTCTTATCCACATTTTCATTATATTCTTATATTATAACATATTTTTACTTTTTGTCAACTTCTTTTTTTGCTTTATTTCTCCCTTCTTCTCTGCGTGATTTCCTTGCGAGTTGACGTCGCTGAGTTCTATTTAATTTAGTTCCAGATTCTTTTTCGGCTTTCTTTTCTTCCTCTATTGTAATATTATGAGGTCGCTTTTCCATATCTGCGCCATGAGCTGCAAAATCAAGATTTGCCAATGAACCTAAAGTCCCATTGAAAACATAACTACCAACATGACCCACTTCCATCCAAGGACAAAGCCAGGTTTTGATTCCTATTTTTCTTGAAAATTGACAGAACATATAATCTTCTGACAAATATCGATCAGTACCACTCGCTCCATCACCGGCAAATTCTTTTGAATCAATCACAGTATCAAAGAATGCATGAATGTATCTTGAACCATCAAAGTTTTCTGACCGATTATGATCTGGTTTATATGAAAACTGAGGATAGGCATCTCTAAATTGTTCAAAGACTTCTCTTCTGATCATCATAAAACCAGTACCCACTTCAAGACATTCCGCGGGTTCATTTATTTTTATTTCACTAGTTCCAGCTGCAGGATTGAAAACAAAGTCTCCTGTAAATTTTTCTAGATCATTAGGATCTTCGTCTGCTAGTCCAGCATCTACTGCATTTCTCACTTTTTCCCAAGCAATACATTTTTTGGGATAAGGCGCACCAATAATAGAATGTTCTTCATCCGCTAGTGCAGCAAGAGAAAGAACATCATTTGGATTAAAGTGAATATCACTGTCAATAAACATTAAGTGAGTATAGGGACTTCGCAAAAACTCATCGGCCAGATAGTTTCGTGCCCTAGTGATAAGACTTTCATTGAACAAATAGAAAAACCTTACATCCATCTGATATTGTGTAGACATCGTTGCAAGGTCAGCAGTGGATTTTGTGTACATTCCACAACACATTCCACCGTACATTGGAGTTGCTACAAAAATCTTTCTTTTACGTAGCTCTTCAATCGCAATTTTTACTTCCATAGAATCCTTTAAATTATTTTCATCAAAGCCATTTCTTTATAATATATATTATCCATTGAGATTGGCTTTTGTGTTTTCCAGAGTCATTTTTGCTCTTTCGAGTTTCTTTTCAAATTGTTTGATTTTCTTCTCCATCATAGGGATATTATTAGGAGGAAGATCTTTTTCTTTGCGCATAAGTTTCAGCAGTTCCTTTTCGGATGGAAGGATTTTCTCATATTTCTCAATCGTTGGTTCTATCCGCTCAAT